AATGGCCCTTCCCATAAGGGTCTTTCTATTAGTGCAGCAGCACCCAGAGATGTTCCTGCATCTCCTGCAGCTGGTTGAATAGCAATATCATTAAAATTAGTATAACGTACTAACTGTGTATTAGCAACACAATTTAATGCCACTCCTCCTCCATACGCTAATTTAAATTTTCCTGTTTCTTTATGTAGCCAACCAGCTAAGTTAAGTAAACATTCTTGTAGTATTTCTTGTGCAGAAGCTGCAATATCCCAATCAAGAGGTCCTACTCCAATACCTCTTCGTAAATCTTGAAGTAAGGTGTAATCTCCTATCTCAGTAGTAATAAGTTTTTCTTTAGCATATTCTACCCACTTTGGTTCTCCATAAGCTGCAGCAGACATGACTTTTTCTTCGTCCATTAAAGGTGTAAATCCTAAAAATCTAGTAACTGTAGAATAAAATAGCCCTAAACTATTAGGATATTCAAATCTTTTAATCCAAGTAATATTATTATTTTCATATACACCTAAACTAGTAGCATATTTACCTCCAACAGAATCCACAACCATAACAGCACAATCCTCCCAGTCTGTGGTAAGTATAGCACTCATAGCATGACAATCATGATGCTGCATAAATTCTATTGGATATTTTCCAGGTATAGCTGCTTTTATCTCTCTTTTAATAGACTGTCGTTCTCTAAATCCTTTTTGTTCGTAAAAAACTACAGCATCAACCTGTTCTTGTTGTTTTCTAATCCATCTTAAAGTTTTAACAGGAAAACTATTATCATATTTTTTTCTACTAAATCTTTCCTCATGAGAAGCCGCCTTAATAATATGATTTTGTATATGTGCAGCAGCTGAGTCATGATGATAAGCACTAATTCCTATTATATTCATGCATTAAAATACCTTTTGTATGTGTTTTCTAAATCTTTTTTAGTTTTATCTTTATAGTAAGGATTATCAATAAAAGTAACTATTGCCCAACGGTTTTTAGTTATCATTGGTTTAATTCTATGCACCATAAAACAAGGAGTTACTACAACTTTTCCAGGAGTTGGATATATAGTAGCTAATATTTCAGTTGGTTCTGGTGCGCTAAATTCTGTTTGCTCCACTCTTGTGCCTTTAGGGTTCCAATTACCCACTTGAAAAGGTTGTCCATCTGATAAATAAATAATTTCACTCCAGTAACGACTAGGGCGGGGACAAGAAAGCTCTCCGTTAATATAATTCATATTATCAAAATGCCACTCATAACCCTCACCGGGTTTTAATAAAATAACTTTATAACCAGCGAAATTAGCATACCATTGATGACCAAAATTACGAATCTCTGGTTCACATTTTTTAATAATTGACCCTGCATTTTTTGCAATGGTTTTATTAAAGCTAATTGAAATTGTATCTAACCAGTCTCCGTTAATGTAATCTTCCATCTATTTTGAATTTCTTCTTTCAATTTCATAGCAAAAATAGTATGACCTACTTGATTAGTGTGTCCTCTACCATCAGGATAGTTTTTTCTATAGTCACCAAAATACTCCCACCAAATACAAGGATTATCTTTTAAAAAATTATGTTCTAGTATATTAGGACGATAAATTGGAATTAGTAATAAATTATCAGGTTTACATCCTTCTATAGCCGCTTTAATAAATAGTGCATTAGTTCTCCAGTACCAAGGCATTTTAGTAAATTTCTTAAACCAAATATCTCTTGTCATCTTGCCCCAAATATTACTTTCACCCCAATCATAAGGAACTAGATAACTCCCATCGCCTTTAGGGTCCGCTCGGTGATGATGTCCAATTAACCAAATAACTTTAAAAGCCTTGACAAGTCTTTTTGATATGATATACTCAGATTGAGCATCTAATGTAATTCCAGGATGCTCCCAACGATTAGTAAGGTTTAGTAAATCAAATGCAGGCTTTGGTGCTTCATGACTTGGTATTGACCAAGAGTTTCCAATAACAAAAATATCTTCTTTCACTAAACTAATCCTCTTAATAACATTGGGAAAAGTTTATTTATAGTAGGAGGACTCATATGATTTTTAAAATCTTTATTTTCATATAAATTAAAGTTTTTTTCAGTTTCTGTAATATGAATATTAGTTCCTGTTTTAAAATTATATATAGGAGTATTATTATACCAATGAAAATGTACAGTTTTATAATGACAAATACTATCTAATTCTCTACATATATTTAAGTATGTAAATTCCCAAAAAGTAGTATCAATAATGTCCATATAAAAATCTATACAATCATCATTATAAAATTTTTTAACCATATCTATACCTGTTATATCTCTTTCTTTTGCGGGAGCATATAATCTAGTGGCAGAAGTATGGCCTATTAAAACTCTTATATTAGGATCATCTTTTTTTATTCTTTTCTTATTACATAATCTTAAATAATTTTGGTAAATCCTAAACTCCGAGCTTGACTGACTCGCAAAATTATGTACAATAAAAATATCTTCTAATGGATAACTTTTTTCTATATCTACAAAAAAGCTATCTCCAAGAATAAATAATTTGGGTTTTTTATTAATGTTAATCATAGCTTGTGGTGATTCGTTTACTCGAGGTGAAGGGCTTGATAATCAAGACCAAATATACGCACATATATTAGCTAAAAAACTAGGTGCAGAAATTAAAAATCTTTCGCAAAGCGGTGCGTCAGAATATTTAATATTATCACAGGTTGAAGAGGCTGTCAAGTTAAAACCTAACTTGATACTAATCGGACATACAAGTGAATATAGATGGCAGACTTGGAACTATAGAAGTAGCCATTGGCAAGGGTTTATAGTAGCTAATCACGTTTTAGAAAATAAAAAATATTATCGTAACTGGATACTATCTCAACAAATTTTAGGAAGTAAAAGAAAAAATACAGATAAACATCAAGCAGCATGGCACGCAGCAGGTATGCTGTACTTCTCTGATGAATATACTGTACAAAATTTATGGCAAGGAGCAGTATCGAAGCAAATATTATTATGTGAACGTGCTAAAATTCCGCATATTCATATGGCTTGTTTTCCTCATTTATACTCTAAATTAAAAGAATTAACAGATAATCATATTCCCATTCACTTTGATTTAGAAAAATATAAAGATCCTGCAAATGATAGTTCACATGCAGGACCAGCCTCTCATTTAAAAGCAGCAGAATTAATTTATGAAACTTTTATGAATTAATTTTTCTCCTGCCATTTGTTCTTCTAATTTAATAAAATCATAAAAATGATTAACAGCTGTTTCTTTATGTTTTGCTTCAATCTCAAAGTCGGCATATTCTAACATAGGAATAGCATTACTCATTAATTCTTCATCGTGATATATTTCTGAATGAGCATTTGGTTTCATCCAATAAGCTTCGTTATCAATTGGAAAAGATTGAGATTTATGAAATAAGGGACGAACATTGCCCCAAGTTTTTACAGCTTCTTTAAAAAAATCATCATTAACAGTAATATGTTTTACCTCGTCTCTAATTTTTCTATTTACAACTTTGCCATCTGAATTTTTTACTTTCTCATTATTTTTCATACGATGACAAGCATAGTGATGAATATCTAAACAAGTTCTAGTCGGTATTCTTTTTGCAAGTTCAAGAGTATGCTCAATATCATAACCATTAGGCTTATCTTCATTCTCAACTGTAAGACATTTTTGAGCATAGTCTGATAGATATTGAAAATTTGTAGCAAAACGTTTGATACCATCAATATGTTTTCCGCCATACAACCCTTGAAGATGTATGTTCATAGAAAAATCTTCTGCGGGCAATCCCATTAAACTGCCATATAGAGCATGATATTCTAAATCTTTAATTGAATTTTCTACTACATGAGATTTATCTGAGGCTAATACAGTATACTGTCCAGGATGAACAGATAAACGTATTTCATGTGTTTTTGCTACTTGTCCTGCTAAACTAAGAATTGAGCAAATTTCGTCCCATATTTCTGCGTACCATTCTTGAGTGAAATCCAAAGTATAGCATGGAAACATTTCTGATGATATACGGAAAGAACGAAGATTTTTAGGTTGTTTAGAGAAATATTCTTTAAGAATAATATGCAGACGGTTAACATTGTGTAGAGCTTTTCCTTGAACACGCTCTTTGCCACCATCTTTTAACGCATAGGTTTTAGTAGTAGTTCCAAAATTAAATTTTTTAGCTAGTGTTTTATCGTGAAATTGACAACATTGTGAAATGCGCCAATCAGTAGAAGTTTTGTTAAAATACATATTTATGATAATCCGAATCCTGAACATATAGGCATTATTCCATCAAGATACATTATAAAAAATGCTTCTATAGTATAAGGCCATAATGTTATCATTAATTGAGTAACTAATAATATAAGTAAAAATATGAGTACGTTATTCAACACTATCTAAAAGCTCATTAAACTCATTCCACTTTTCTTCTTCTTCGGCGCGAGAGTTCTTTCTCATAACATTGGCAACGCGACGTGCAACAGGAATTTCTATACCATACTCAGCCTTAATATCTTTAAGACGAGAAGATATTCCTTCACGAGCAGATTCAATCTGAATAAGTAAATCTACTACTTTTTCAAATTCTTGTTTTAATTCAGCATTATGTTGTGGCATTTGATCCTTCTATTACTCTAAAGTTTTCACGAATATGTTCTGGTCGTTTTCTAATTAAGTTTTCTTTTTCGAAATCATCCATAACATCTTTAAACATATCAAGTGCTTCTTCACCACAGTCACTAAAACCATCGTCACTTGATAATTCTGCAATTAACATTTTCTGGTGTAAAAGATTAAACGCGCTCACAAGATTAGCTGCACCAATCTCGCGTGACCCTTCGTAGTCTCCCTCCGGTCGAGGATTTTTAAGTTCATAAGAACCAACTTCCCATATAGAACCTTCTTCATCATCAAATACATCAATAGGCATTGACGATATAACTTTCCAAACTAATTTTTTCGCTTGCTTCTTTGGTATATGCACGTTATCCTCCTTTGTCACTACGTGACCCAGTCATCCTTATAAGGAGTAACTTGGAACCACATTAGTGATTTAGACACACTTCTGACGAAGAGTTCATTTGACGTTCTAGCCATTGCATCTGCAAACTCATGTTTAAGTTTGAGATAAGGATTTTTAATATTTGATACTTGAACAATAGAAGCAACGTCTGAATTAACTTGGTTCCAGTGATCACAGCGTGTAGAATAAGCTGGCGAAGAGTTAAGATATCTTTCTGTTTCTGAAAGTTTTGGTGATATTTCACACCAAAGATCATGATACAAAGTATCTTTTTCTTC